CCCGCAGAGTGATGAGTACTATACTGCGATTGATAGTCGTATTCGTAGTGAGTTTCCTCACAAATTTGAGACGGCTAAGAAAACGGGTGGGGGAAGCCAGGTCGCTTCTGCTAATTCCTCCGCATCCCGCAGTACTAAACAGGGGCGCAGGTCGGTCAAGTTATCGCACTCACAGGTAGCGATTGCGAAAAAACTGGGCGTACCTCTTGAAGAATACGCCAAGTATGTGAAGGAGTAACAAATGGCTGACACTAGAACACCGCGTAAAAGCGAAACACGAGAAGCAGAATCTCGCAGAAAACCATGGGCACCGCCCAGTCACCTTGAAGCACCAGAAGCCCCACCAGGTTTCGTGCATCGGTGGATAAGAATTGCAATGCGTGGAGAGGAGGACAAGATGAACGTCCATTCCAAATTACGTGAAGGATGGGAACCTGTCCGTGCAGATCAATATCCACACTATGAAGCTCCTGTCATCGACGATGGCAAATATCAAGGAGTAATTGGACAAGGAGGACTGATGCTGTGCCGTATACCTGAAGAGACAGCGCATGAGAGAAACGAGTACTACGGGGGCCGAACCCGCGAACAAATGACTGCTGTGGATCAGGACTTGATGAAGGAACAACATCCTTCAATGCCGATTTCTAATAATCGGCAAAGTCGTGTAACCTTCGGGGGATCCAAAGGAGACTCCGATTAACATAAAGGATTGCTACTATGGCAAACTCAAACGGTGCATTCGGACTTCGTCCGATTGGAGTAGTCGGTCAGGCTGCTAACACCACTGGTGCGACCGAGTATCGTATAGCAGCCGGAAATACAAACACGATCTTTCAAGGCTCACCTGTCATCCCGCTATCAACTGGTTTTATTGATAAAGTTGGCGCGGCGGCGGGTGGCACTGTAGGTCTCGTAGGTGTTTTCTGGGGCTGTGAATACGTTTCGTCCACCACTGGTGAAACTATATTCGCTAACAACTGGCCCGGTTCTGGCGCGGACACTAATCATCCCGTCAAAGCCTTCGTGTATGACAACCCAATGCAAACATTCGTCATCTGTTCAGATGCTTCACTAACAAGCGAAGCAACTGCTAGAGGACATGTGTTCGCAAACGCAAATTTTGCAGATGGTGCAGCCGGAGTTTCTTCGACTGGTATCTCTTCCGCAAAGTTGGGTGTTAGCACAATCGCAACCACTGCTAATTTAAATCTGAGAATTATGGGTTATCAAGATGATCCTGAAAACTCTGATTTCACAGCAGCGGGTATCCCTGTAATTGTTCGTTTAAACAACTCCTTCAATTCCGCCAATGGCGCGATTGCAGGCGGTACTGTTTCAACGACTGGCGTATAAGGAGACTGACCTATGGCTATATCTCGCGCACAACTAGCGAAAGAGTTGGAACCAGGTCTCAACGCCTTGTTTGGTATGGAGTACGAAAGGTACGAAAACCAACATGCAGAGATCTACACTACTGAATCTTCAGATCGAGCATTTGAAGAAGAAGTTATGTTATCCGGCTTCGGAGCGGCACCGACTAAATCAGAAGGTGGCGCAGTAAACTTTGACGACGCTAACGAAGCATACACTGCTCGTTACAACCACGAAACAGTAGCGTTGGCATTCTCAATCACTGAGGAAGCTATCGAAGACAATCTCTATGATCGTCTTGGTTCACGTTATACTCGTGCGTTGGCTCGTTCAATGGCACACTCAAAGCAGGTTAAAGCTGCCTCTGTATTGAACACAGCGTTCATAGGCGGTGCAACTGCGGGTGGTGATGGTGTTGCACTTTGTGCGACTGACCATCCTCTAACTTCTGGAGGTACATTTGCCAACGAACCTGCAACTGCTGCTGATTTAAACGAAACATCTCTTGAAGATGCTTTGATTAATATCGCAGGATTTGTTGACGAGCGTGGTTTAAAAGTTGCTTTACGTGGCATGAAGTTACTTATCCCAAGACAACTGCAATTCGTTGCAGAGCGTCTGATGGTATCTAACCTTCGTGTTGGTACAGCGGACAATGATACAAACGCACTAAGATCAATGGGTATGTTGCCTGACGGTTATGCCGTTAATGACTTCCTAACAGATCCTGATGCGTTTTTTCTCATGACGGATGCTCCTCGTGGAATGATCCACTTTGAGCGTACTCCGCTATCCACAAACATGGAAGCAGACTTCGACACAGGTAACATGAGGTTTAAAGCTCGTGAACGTTACAGCTTTGGGTTCTCAGACCCACGTTGTATCTTTGGTTCACCTGGAGCCTAAACTGTGATATAGGGAGGTATTACCTCCGTAAGGATTGGGG